GTTGACTTTGCTGGTGGTAAATTAGCAAATCTTCAGAATGGCGTTGTTGTTAAGATTGACAACGTTGAAGTACCTGCTGATAGAGTAACAATCAATTACCAGAAAGGTCTTATCTCTGTAGCAATGACAGCAGCAGATGCTGGTAAGACAGTAACTGCAACTTACAAGGCACTTCACTATGGAACTCCATCTTGGGCTGATTTCAAGGGTGTTCAGGGTGCTATGTATGTTCTGCTTAAGAAATAATAAACAAGCTGCCTCTTAATTGAGGCAGCGGTATTAAAAATAGGAGGAATATAAAATGGCATTAGTAAACATTTTAGACCAGATGGAGCAGGCAAATGCCTCTCTCCAGAAAGAATTACAAGATAAATTAGAAAAAGGCCAAAGTCTTACAGATGCTGAATTAGACCAGTATCAGCTTACTGATAGCGATGAAAAAGTATTCAAAGCTTTCGGTGATGTTCTTGACGGCAAAAATGTACCAGGCTTTAACTTTAAGGACTTCTTAGCATCTCCTTCAGCTAAAGTTTTGATTCCTAGAGTAATCATCGGTACAATGAGACAGGCAGCAGACCCTGTATATTTAGCATCAAAATTCTATAAGAAAATTCGTCTTAAAAATGGTCAGGCGGTAATGTTCCCATCCATCGGTGTTATGAGAGCTCATGACGTAGCCGAAGGTCAGGAAATTCCAGAAGAAACAGTTGACTGGCAGTTACACAAAAATTCTCTTATCCACGTTGGTAAGAGTGGTGTAAGAATCCAGTACTCTGATGAACTTCAGTCTGATTTAGAATTTGACCTTATCTCTGTATTATTACAGGAAGCTGGTCGTGCAATGGCACGCTTAAAAGAACAGAAAGCTTTTGACGAATGGTTACGTCATGGCTGGACAGTTTTTGATAACAAGTTAAGAGCTCAAATCCCAGAAGCAGGTACAACAGGTCTTGACTTCCAGGGTAATTTAAACGATACAATGAGTATCGACGACTTACTTGATATCATCATTGCTGTTTACAACAATGAATACACACCTACAGACCTTATCATGCATCCACTCGTTTGGACAGTATTTGCACGTAACGGTTTAACAGGTTCTCTTACAGCTCCATTTGACCGTGAGACAAAGAGAGAAATGCCTAATGCTCAGTTCAAGTTAGGACCAGAAAGCATTCAGGGTAGATTACCATTCTCTTCAATGTTAATCTTTCTCCATTTGCTCCTATCGACAGAGTTGGCAAGACATTCGATATGTTCTGTGTTGACGCAAACAACGTTGGTGTTCAGATTGTTAAAGATGAGTTAAAGACAGAAGAGTTCAGAGACCCATCTCGTGACCTTAACAACGTTAAAGTTATCGAACGTTACGGTTTCGGTACATATAATGAAGGTCGTGCAATCTGCTCAGCTAAGAATATTAGCATGGCTAAGTCTTACGCTACACCAGAAAGAACAATCATCTTAAATCCGTAATATAAGAACAGGGGGAAAAGCAGATGTTCAAATTAGCGTTAAATACTCGTAAATTTAATAACTATGCTTTCTTCTGTCCTGTTTCAAGATTGCATTTAACAGTGAGTAGCCCCGTTGGTTATGCCAACGAGGTTACTCCTGCTATTTTAAAGGCTCTTAAAGCTGAAACAGTCTTGGATGTTGATGGAGTAATCGACATTAAAACAGGTACAGTTAAGGGCAAGCAGGCTAAAACTGCTGAAGAGAAGAAACCTGCTCAGGAAGCAAAAGCCCCAGAACAGAAAAGTTCTGAACCAGAAAAAGTAAGCGATAATAAAGCTGAACAGGAAGCTCCTGTAGAAGAAAAACCAGCAGCTAAAAAAGGCAAAAAAGCCAAAGAAGATGCTGAATAAAAATAGAGGGTGAAGATATGAACAACAACAATGAAACGATTGGTTTAAGAGTGTTGGAAGTATCTCCTAGTAACCAGACTAACAATATAAATGTACATTCAAGTATAGAAATTAAGTTTAGTGCTGATATTAACCCTGCAAGCTTCGTAAAGAATATTGTCGTTCTTGAAGACTACAACAAAATATATAAAAATATCAATAGCTTGAAAGATTATTCGCAATACAGTGTTGTTAAGGGTTCTATATCGTATAACGATAAGGTCCTTACTTATACGCCTAACGAACCATTCCATACAGATACCTGTTATGTGGTAATGTTAAGCGATGGTATCACTGATATTACTGGAAACAAAATGATTAAGAAGCATGTGTCTTGCTTCTATACAGAATCAATTGCAAGCTTCCCAAGATGTGAAATCATTTCACCAAAATACGGAAGTATTGTAAATGCAATTCCTGAATTTGTATGGAAGAACCAATGCTCTGAGTCTTATGTATTCCAGATTTCAAAGAGTAATACTTTCGAGCTTTTGTTGTGTAACGAGATAATTCCTGGCAATAAGATAGAAGACAATATGAAGTACACTCCTAGCTTTAACGCTAAAGAAGGAATGTATCATGTAAGGGTTAAAAGTGAGAATGGTGAATGGAGTAATGTCCATCAAATATTTATAAAAGAAATCACAGATGCAGTGGTTTCGGAACAGGATACACCAGAAATTATACATCTTGAAGAGTTTCTTGATGGATTAGAGGAGCCTATTGAAGTTCTTGAGTTTTTCCCTGCTGATGACAGTATAAATAATAACTTGAAAACGAATATTATTTATATTAAAATAAAAGGGAAAGTTGATGAAAATAGACTTAAATTAGATGATTGCTATGTCTATGGTGAAAGTTTTGATGAAGAACATGAGGAATACGCACATGAAACAGTGGACGGTAAATGGACTGTTGTGTATGATGCTTATTATGACGTAACTTATGTTATATTTACTCCTGTAAATATAGATGAAGTGGAAGAATTAGAATTCCTTGAAACGCTCAGAAGTGGCAATCTGATTCAAGTTACGACTGGAGGTGTAGAAGGTGAAAATTAATAACATGACAACCAAAACGTCACTTGAAATACAAGATACTGATATTTTGGTTATACAGGACGGAGAAGACACAAAACAGGTATCTGTAGGGGATTTCAAAGAGTATTTACTCACTCAAGGCGTTTCAAAAAATACAAAAATGCTCATAAATAACATGTTAGACAATGTTATAAATTCACTGAAATCATCCAAATACATCATATCAGAGCTTATCACTTATAAAATGAACACCGTTGTTAGTGATGCGGAGCCTGGTGATATTTATATTACACTTAAAAGCGAAGCAAATGATAAATGGTTAACAGCTCAGGATATTGTAAATTTACTTGTTCCTAATAGCGATGGCGAACTAACAAAGAGATTTGTAATTAAGGTATTGGTTAATGACTTATATGTAGAGTGTGTAAGTTATGATATACGAGACGCCAACGAAATTAGTGACGTTATTCCAGAAAGCAATATTGGATATATCAAAGCTCATTTCGAAGGCTTAACACAGAATGAAATTTCTGGTATAAGCTATGATGATATTTTAATTACAACAGAAGACACCGAGTATACTGTTGTATTGCCCATTGAAGACATTCATGATTATCAGTTTATTGGGGACCCTGATTTGTTTAATAATAATGTGCCTTATGTTCAAAGTATAGGATAGAGGTGACAGTATGGGATTCCAAGTTGTATATGTAGCTGGCGGAGAACTTGATAAAGTCAAGTACGTTCAGAAAATCAAGAACTTCGCTCAGCTTAGCCAACCTTACAATAAAATGAAAATGATTAATATTCCAGCCATAGCTGGCGTGTATGACTTAGATTATACAAGTCCAGACGAAAAGATGGAATTATTGTCATTAGTTGTTACATGTAGTGGGTACGGAGAAAACGACTATTATAATTTATACGTAAATGACGAATTATGGTTTGATACTTGGTTTCCTACGGAAGTAAAAGAAGGCTTATATGTAGGTACATCTACATATGTGTATGAACTTCCACCTACTTCAAATATTAAGCTTAAATTCGTTAACATTAGTGGCACTGCCAAGAAAGTATGGCTTGGCGTAAGAACGCTAAGAAATCCAGTTAAAGAGGAACGAATAACTGTTGATTTAATAGATACTTTTGCTGTATCAGAACCAACAGGCGAAATAACGAGTGTAGAAATGGACGCCATTTTGGGCTCATAATCATTCATCTTACTGGTATATTATATATTAAGACATTCTAAAAGGAGGTAACAAATATGGCTGCAAATGCTAGTGGAGAATACAGAGTATTCAAATACTATGAAGGCTTATGTTCTTCTGCTGACTTTCCAAAGGAAATAGCAAAAGTATTAGCATTAGGTGTAAAGTCACAACCAGTTAGAGATACGGATGGTAAAATCATTGAAGAACCTTTTATTCTTAAATCAAAGAACTGGGATATCGTATATCCTATACCAGATGTATCATTGGGACTTGACCTTGAAAACTTAACAACAGAAGAATACGAAAGAAAGATTCTCAATCAGGTTAATAAGATTTCAGACACAGTTATCTTAAAAACTACCACAACTCCAAAAGAGTTGGCTGAGGAAGAAATTGACGATTTAACAGTTGATAGCGACCAAAACAAATCATCTTTGACAATGTACTTAGAGATTTACAAACCTACTTACATTGCAAACCCAGAAAGCTATCCTCTTGATTGTGAGAGAAAAGGTATTACACCTAAAGTAATCACAAAAGAGCTTTATGAAGAATCGTTAAGAACTCGTCATGCAACAGAAGAGTATATCTATACATCTTCTATTTGTAGCGTTGATAAGAAAGACGATACAACTATTGGTTCTACCGAAATGACATTTACTGTTTGCGATGCTTACGTAAGCAAACTTAATAACATTTATGGTAGCACATCATTCACTGTTCCATCTACAGATGGTAATTCAACATCTATCGTAGTTAATGCTGCTTACCTTACAAAGATTAAACAGGACGATGCTGATTTATACGATTTAATTCTTAGAACTCTTGATGGTGGAGAAGGTATTGAACCTAAAGAATATTCATTACTAAATTCTCTTACTATTGAGATTACAAAAGAGGGAGACCTCTATACGGTAATCTTCCAGGGTCTTAAGAAGTTAACAACTTACACTATTCCAAGAGGTAGTGAATTTGTTGTACAGCACGTACCAGCAGAAGGGTTGAATCCTGAATTCTACTTAGATGGTATTTATATTCCATTAGATACAGCATTGTATCATGTAGATAATAAGCGTATCATCTTTGACGATACTGTTACTTTTGAAGCGTCTATCGACGGTTTATTGGTAATCAGATATACATATGATACATCAGGTCAAAGCATTATTTCTGATAGAGTTACTTTATTAAACAACCACTATGTATTAATGAGATTGTTTGATAACATTAACGAAGAAATGAATGGCCCAATGGATAATGTTTACAATTCAAGCGGAGAAATTATTCAGACAAATTCTCATATTTCTCCATGGTCTAAGTTGTCATGGTATCAGGACTTTGAAGAAGTTATGATTGACGCAATTGACGAAGACGTAAACTTATCAAGTATCCATGACGGTACAGTAATGGTTCCATTGGAAACAGCAGGTTTAAATGCTGATACAAAAATGAGATACTGGATTAATACCAATAATGACAGATTCTCTGTTATTGTAATGGGTAATCCTTCTCTTGATTACGAAAGAGACCGTCATTTGGTTTCAGCTTGTTATTGTGGTAAGATTGATTCATTCGAGAACTCAATTAACGATACAGCAGGTAACTTTGCACTGTTTACTTCATCAAGTACAGAACCTTGTAATACAACATTAGTAACAGAAAAAGTGAACTATGCAATGTCAAATTACGCAATGACAGAAAGAGAAGCTACTGATGGTACTTATGATGCAGATGAATTCCAGAAATTCATTGATTCATGTCCTTGGAGCAGCCCATGTACAAATAGTAGTGCATACTATGTACAGTTAGCTGAAAACAATTACTTCAACAGAGAGAACTGGCCTAAATATGTTATCGTTGACCCATCTGGTAAACCAGTTACTGGAGTGGTTACAGCATACAAGAGAAACTTTGTTATGACAAATGGCAAAGCAGATATCTTACAGTTAACTGTTGACCCAAGTCATGTATATGACGAAACTTATACAATCTTTATAAGCTTCGGATATTATCAGGAAAAATTTGTTATCAATAGCGGCGTTTCAAGAGATGTATTCGGCAATGTAATTGATGTAGATAAAATCAGAGATTACGGTAACAATACATCAGATGGTGTTACATCTATCATGATGTATCATACACGCTCAAAAGCTTACTATCAGAAACATCACATGATGTTCGCAACAACAGAAGAGTATATGAGTAAGGTTATGTATGGTAAATCAAGCTATACAGGCGAATACTATGCAGACCGTATCAAAGTTACTCATGGTAACGATGGTCCTCGTGGAACATTAAGTGATTTACTTGTTATTGACAGCTCAAGCTTATATGCTCTTGATGAATTAGTAATCAACAAGGATTTCGAAAAGGAACCAGACGAATACGAAGAAACATTCGTATACTTCCCAATTACAGCTCCTTATTCACCGCTTAGCGACTCTCCTAATGCAAGATATGGTCTTGCAATTAAGAAGCAGGAAGTTGAGCCTGAATATGCTGATGAAGACAAAGTTCTTAAGATTGCTATAGATGAGCTTGGAAAACTTGCAGAAGAAGCTTGGTGGCCTGTGGATAAAGATATTATTCCAAGAGATACAACAAGTAACGGATGTAGTGTTTACTGGAAAGTTCTTCCAGATACAGCTTGGATTGGTGATGAATCAACTCCATCTGATTATGTACCTGTTCAGCTTGCAGTTATCAATACAAGCGAGTATCAGGGTGACTTAAATAATCCAATTCTTCCAACAATTGGCGTTACTCTTTCTCAAGGTACAATTAAAGCAGATAGTACAAAAGCTTATGTTGGTATTGCAGGATTTGACCCTAATACTGACGAAAAAGTTTTCTATGGTATTTCAGCTAATCCAATTAATTCATTTGGTGAAGGTGCTCAAATTAAAGTTGTTTTACATGACGGTACAGTAGATAATGAAGCATTTGAGTATAACATTAATGGCGTACCTTTTACTGGTGAAATTGGCGACAGTATTCCAAGTGGAGACATCATGTTAACAGATGCAGCTCCAGATAAGTACCTTGTATTATATTCTGTAAAAGAAGAAATGGATACAAATGGAGTACAGAAATTTATCATTACAAAATTCTCTTGCACTCCTCTTAAGGATTCATCAAATGATGACAACTGGTTGTTGCAGTATCCTTGCTATATCAATACTTACATTGAAGGTGGTAAAGGTACTATGTTATATAACAATCAAGTAGTGACATCAGTTAGTACAAATGTTGAATACGATGGAACATTTACACTTCCTTTGATTCCTGCTGATGGTTATGCAATTAAAGGAGTAACAGTTGTTAACGCAGACACAAATGCTGTTATGGAAGTCATTACATCATTTGAAACAATTGATATAGCTGGTGTAAATTATCAGGGAATTAAACTTGATAATGTAACTGTTAATTCACAAATTAAGGTTACATTTGAGCCAGTAGTTATATAAAAATAAACCCCAGGCTTTAGGCCTGGGGTAATAATAAAGGAGGAGAATTATGTCTTTTATCGGATTAGTTACTAGAAAAGAAAAAGATACAGGTGTAAGCTTAATGGCAAAAGTGGTTACTAAAAACAAAACCAAATCTGCCAAGAAAATCTTTAAGGTAAAAGTAAAAGCTAATGCTCTTGATGATTTTTCATGTTGTGTAATTGACCATGCAACTGCCGTAAATAAGATAAATACAGCTCAAGACATGAATGGTCTTACAAATGATGTTATCTTCTCATATAACGGTATTAATGGTACTACAATTACATATCGTATCATTGACATAGTTGCACCATTGTTAAGTGATTACCTTGGAGAAGATGGTAAAATCACTAATAGACCAAAATATGGCGAAGGAAATGCAGCAGGTTATGTTGAAATTACTGTTTCAAAAAATGAAGCAAGCTTAACATCAAGAATTGCAGCAACTGTAAAATCTATTACAGCACAAGAAGTATTAAGCGATACAACATTTACTCAAGCAGCTTTATGAACTTCTATTAGAGGAGCAAACGATTCTTACCAGCAAGGTTCTGAATGGTCAGGTCATAACAATATCTCTAGTCCATTAACATTGATTGCAACTAAGGAAGTTGATACAATGTCTGTTGAACCTGTTGATATCGAATGGTCTGTAATCGACAATACACTTACACTTGCTTCTGCTAGTGGTATTTATAGCGAACCTCGTATTAATGAAAGTACAGGTGCAGTTAACAGATGCAGCTACAAAGATGCATGTAAGATGGTTGATAGTATTTACGGTACATCAGTTAAAGTTATCGGTAGTAGCTCTAACTCATTACAGAACCGTGTACGTATTGGCGGCTTAACATTGACAGCTAAGCTTAAACTTGGAGCAGCTTCTAAGAATATCGTATTTGCATGTTCAACTATCAGTAAGTATCTTACAAATGAAGAAGTTATGGAAGTTGTACTTGCTAATCTTACAGTATTTAAAGAAGATGGAGTTAAAGTTCCATATAAAACAACAGCAGATGCTTCATTCGAAACTCTTGTTGCTCCATCAACTGGTGGTACATATACACTTAAAGCATATGGTAACAGAGGTAGTGAAACATTCCAATCTACAGAACTTAGACTTGGGGCTGGCGATATTATCGGCGTAGCTATCACAAATGAGGTATTAGAGTTTAACGGTTCAACCAATTATGCAGATACATCATTATTGACAACTGCATTTGGTGGCGGATTCCAGAATGCTGATGGTGATACTTACATGAAACTCGTAATCGACTATGATGCTATTAAAGATGCAGACTCTTCTAAGAAGAAATTTGCTTGTGGAGCTAAGATTTCTGTTGCTGGATACTCTGCAAATGGTATCACTCCTGGCGGTAGCCCATTAATGAATTCAAGATATTCACAATTCATTATTGATACATCAGGAATTGTTACAACACCTGTAACTCCATCACCATAATAATCTACAAGTAAGGAGTATTTGATATGGGCGAAATATCATTTAAATATCAAGCAGTTACAGAAGCTGTTCAAGAAATGGCTTTTAAGTACTGGCTCTCTGAGTCAATAGAATACGGTTTTGCTTACCAAAGATATGTCGCCTTTTCTGATGCAAGCATATTCAATAGCCCAGTTGTTATCACAAAGGTAGCAACTGGGCTATCTGACTTAAGAGATTTATTCGCAGCAAGAAATATTTATACTGTATGTACCAATTCAATCAATGGATTATCAAATGAAATCGGGAATGCGTTTACTACTGATAATTATTCTGGGTCTACAGAAATTAAAAGTCTTAACAAAGATAAAATATTATCAGGGGTTACAAGTATTAAATCTGCAAATGATAAAAATGGTTTTAATGCCATAGGTAATCGTAAATATATGTATACTACTCAGTTTTACGAAGTGTATACCAATGAAAATATAGGTAATGCTCCTTATTGGGCATACTCAGGGAATAAGTTATTTAATGATGGTGGCAATACACATAAAGACATTTTTGGCATTAAACGCTATGACAATATTGTAAACGCAAATAACTTCTATGGTGCAATCAACCCGTATACAAATATAGTTAATGTGTTTCAGAATCCAATAATCAGCTCTTTGGTTTTAGAATTGTATATTCAAGAATTATACGAATTAGCTCCAGAAAGTGTTAACCATGTGAATATCATGGAACAGATTACATCAAAACCAAAAAGAAAACTGTCGTTAAATCAATTAATTACTTATGGAGCCAAATCCAAAAATGAATTTAAAACAAACATTACAAGCACTGTTTCTGGAAAAAATATAGATAAACACTTAGTAACTGATTCTAGTGTATCCCTAGAACGAAGCAAGGATATATTTATTGCAGTACAGGGTATAGTTCAATCAACAAGAAGTGAACTAGTAGCTAATTATTTGTCATCAATACAAGTAAAACGTCTTTATCAACAAGCTTGTTGTGTAAGTAGTCACATGTTTGGTCATAAGTATGGTAAGGAAACAAGCAGATTTAATAATCATATTACAATGGATTTGTTGCCAAAAAGAACATTCTTTGAAAAACAGTATTTTCTTCAGCGTAAACACGGGTTATTATGCGGACTTGACCTTGAAATATTTGATATATTTGTAGAAAAAGATACAAAGCAAACGCTTGCCATTGATGGCATTTCTATATTCTTGGACATGGAAACAATCGGAGATACAGAGTGGGAATATTTCTGGACAGATAAAAATATTAAATCTTGTTATCAAAGTACTGGCGTTACATTAGATTTAGATGCAATAGATACAGTAACTCAGTCTGGAACTTTTTTGCAGAAAAATCATAAATCAGCTTTTATTGATAATGTACACGAGACAT